AACATCACCGTTGTTAATATAAGCTTTATCAATAACGCCTTCAGTTTTGCCAATGTCGAAATTTGAGCCTATTTGATAAACGGCAACTTCCGGCCTTTCCGTTGCATCTTGAAACCAATTTGAAAATATTCCCATTCGTGAAAAATCTTTTTACAAAGTTAAACAAATTTTTTAATTAATTAATCTACATAAAAACCGCCGTAAAGTTCAAAGTATTCGCGCATCATAATCGAATCCCAATCATCCGGAGATCGACCAATCAAAGCTTTTATTTTATCCTTCGGAATCAATCCAAGTTTACCGTCTTTGTCAATGTCTTTTAGTTTAATTTGTTCCATTTCTTCAGAAACAATATCAATAATATTTGAATCATTGCAAACTTCAACAACTTCACGCGCTTCAATTCTTTTGGCCATTCGAATGCTACATTGATTTTTTAAGTTATCATAATTTTCGCCAAGTGCCGGTCGGCTATTGTTTACAAATCCAATGCAACCAAGATAATCAACAACACCACCGCCAACACCATCTTCATCAGCTATTGTGTTTGAATTGCTAATTTTATATTCTCTTTGTATTTCTTTTGCTTTATCAACAACCTCATTAATTAATGATTTGCCAAATTCAAAACGGTTAACACAAACAAAACCCTTCCAAACTCTGAAAACTGTTTTATCCTTTCCTTTCCTTGCAACATCAATTGTCAAATAGTTTGTTGTTCCTGGATCCACTTGTTGGCCGTTCCAATAATCCATAATTGCATCATAAGAAATCAACGCGCTTTTATCATCATCGTATTCCCAATTTCCCAAAAGTAACCTTTGCCGGCTTACCTCATCCAATTGGTTCAAACTTTCAATATAAGATTTTGGAAGGTGCGGATTATCTTTTGGAAGTGATTGAATGAATTTCCTATATTCAATTAGTTCTTTGTTTTTATATGGCCGGTAAAATTGTTTGTAAGTCCAATTTTTTGCTGGGTTGCAACTACCTAAAATTTTCGGAATCAAATCAAATTCCTTTAACTTGTATCTAATTCGTGATTTAACCACTTGCCACGCTTTATAATTTACTTGATTGCATTCGTCAATAAATGCACCGGTGATTTCTAAAGAACCAAGTGAATCAAAATGTGGATCCGAAGGATAAAGAAACAAATCTTTCATTATGATTTGGCTACCATTTATAAATTGAATAACACCGCTTTGACTGTTATAAATCCATTGTTCGTTAATACCAAGTTCGGATGAGATTTCAAAGAAAGTGTTTAAAGTTGTTTCTTTTAAAGTTTTTAGTTTACTTCTTCCCATTAACCAACGTGAACCCGGATAATTCAAACAACCTTCAATTAACCACAAACAACCAAAAGCAGATTTACCACCACCGGCAGCACCGCCAAATAAAATTTCTGTGGTTGATTTATCTTTCAAGTAATAAACCGCGTTGTTTTGTTTTGGTAATAAATTCAATCTTCATTGGGTTTTGTTCCTTCTCCTAAACTAATAATAATTGGTTGTTTATTACTTTGAGAATTATCTTTTTCATAAAAACCAATGTGTTTTGAAATCATTTCCATCGCTTTGATTTTATCAATAAATTTAATTTCAATTTGTATTTCTTCTTCATCAGTTCCAGGAATCCGGCGCGTTGTTCTTTTGAATCCGGTAATTAATCTTCGTATTTCGGGCGCAAGTTCTTTTATTTGTTTTGCGGTCAACATCATTAAATCAGTATAATCACCTTCAACCCAATTTTTAAGTTCTTTCAAAACGCCGTCTGAAGTCATTTCAATACGATTTGAACGCTTTTCCTTTAATTGATAAATTTTTGCTTGAACACTAACATTTACTAACAACCTTCCGGCTTGTTCATTTGCAGTCTTTTTGGAGTAACCAGCACGAATTGCGGCTTGTGTAGCATTGAGATCAATTAAGTACTCTTTACAAAACATTTCTTGCTTATCTGTTAGCTTTCCCATTTAACAAAGTTAGTGAATTTATTATTTACATATCATCCATACACCAAATCGGAGTTTGTTTGCCAACATACGAATCATTTACATTGATATAAAAATATTCTGTTGCATCTTCAAAACTCATTTCTTTTTCAAGTATGTTAATACATTTTTTAACTGAATATATTATTCTCATAGTATTTTCTTCAATACCAATTATAGCATCATCAAAACCATCAGCAATTAATAAATTTTCTTCAAAATATCTGTTTAATATTTCTTCTTTCATTGTTTATAGTTTTAATTGTTTAATATAAAAGTCATTGATATTAACGCGCCTATTACATAACCAAATGCACTTGATAAAGCTAAATAAAACCTTCCTTTCCAATTTTCATCCGCAACAAACCCAGCGAAAGGTAAAGCGATAAATGGACCAACAAAGGCCCAAAACATTGTACTAATCATTTCTTTATCTGCAACGCTATTAATGTACATTGTACTTCCTATTTCAAGAAACAAAGCAGAAAAAAAAATTATAAAATACTTATTCGTAATTAAACTCACGTTTATCTAATTTAAAAGTACCTTTTCCATTCTCATTAAATGAACAAAGTATGTATTGTTTTGTTTCGTGTGTTATGTATATTTTTTTATCCTTGTATGTGTAATTTTTTGAAAAATCCATTGGCTCAAAATCTTTTATCATTCCTCTCTAATCTTTTACTTTTGTTTATAAATCGGTTTGCGAAAAACCTTCTCAATTTTAAATACTTTATTCTATTTTTCACATTTACACCGCTGAAATTTGCTTCACCGGTTTCATATGCTATCAAAATCATACGATCTAAATAGTCAATTCTTGGCCTTCTCACTTTTCAATAATATTTGCAACAACTGAATTATTACCGTTTAATTCGAGAATAACATTTGGCTGAATTGGATTCCTGGAAACAAAATTTCTTTCTTCATTTATTTCAATTAGTGCGTTTTGGTTCAATTTTCTATTTTGCCAAACACCGTTCGGGCATCGTGCTTTTATTAATGAAGCCTTTGAATCAGTTTTGCAACCGCAACCGCCTTCGGGCCTTCTGCACCATCCGGAATAATTACCTTCGGCATCGTAACCAATCGCGCATCTTTTACAACCGTAATCTGTTCGAAATGTCATTAAATCTTTATTAACGCCAACAACTTTGTTAAATGTGCCTTGTATAATATCTGTAATTTTCATTTAAAAAAATAAATTCCAAACCTTTACGCAATACCAACCGAGTGAAAGAACAATAAAAGGAGTAATTGCACCAATTAAGGCAATTGCCAAAAGTCCTTTTAAAATATCTGTTAATCTTTTCATTTTGCTCATATTCTTATTTTATATCGTTTCGATTTAAATGTTTATCAAGTGCCTTTAAAATGGCTTTATCATATTGAACGGTCCACATTTCGCCGTAAAGTGATAAATTTATATTTCCATCTTGATTTATGTAATAGGCAACAACGCCGGTAATATCAAAATTAAAATCAATAATTACTGATTCCGGTTCGGGAACATCGTACCCAAGTTGGTGTGCTTGTTCAATCTCTTTAAAATTGGAAACAAATTCTGTTTTTGCTTTCATAATCTTTTACAAATATACTTTTTTATAAATTGTTTAACGCAATCACAACAACAAAATTTTGATTGTTCAATTGATTTGCTACACGATAAACACCTTTTTATTTTTCCTTCGGCATCAATATAATCAATTTCGTTAAATATATTAATTTGCTTCATTTTGCTTTTAACGTTTTTAATTTGTCTTTAAATATAACTTTAATTTCAATAAGTTCCGGAATTGAATATTTTTTTAAACTGTTTTTTCGTTGCTCTAATTCGTCAAATCTTTGTTGGCCAATCTTCTTAATCAATCGCGGATAATATTCCGCAAGGTTGCCGGATTTGTTTTTATTACAGTTAAACCAACATTGTGCGTGTGCATTATCTTCATCAAGTGCAACACTTTTGTTTTGTCCTTGTGGAAAATAATGTCCGGAAGTCAATCTATAAGTTCCTGGTGCGGCATCACAAGAAATACATTTTTCGTTTTTGTCGCGCTCTCTTATGTATGAATTAAACACTTTCAACGCTTCTTGATAGTAATCCATCCACGTTTTCATTTGTTGCTTTAAATCGCGTGTTTCTTTCCTTTGCTTTTTTGCTTCCAATACCTTAGAATATTCAATTGCGCAAATT